ATGAAAAAAGCACGATCACTCGCGCTTGAATCAGCATATATTAGTCCCAATATTCATATCGTTCGATTTCAACATTGGACGGCGTAAAAGTTAGCGTAACAATTGGCCGTGCCTTATCCGCGTCGTCCAGAACATTGTATTTCGTAACAAACGGTATCTCATTATTACCGAGCGTTATTCTTCCGTTTTTCGCCACACGAAAGACCCCGTCATTATCGTTTGTGGGTGGCTTTTCGCCATGCTCATCTTCAACAGACTCATATGTTTGTAGGAAAATGTCTGGCTTGCATGGGTATTGTTCGCCCTTTACGCCAGTGATTATATGGTCACCAACGCTAGCATGATGATCCCCCCTCTAAAGTTGGTATAGTCATTTCTCGGTCTGTTTGATAAGCTTCTACGATAACGGGCCGTTTTCTGTACTTTGCCATATGTATCTACCTCCTATTTCACAATTGATATTCTGTCTCGTTGTTGCTTCAATCCGGTTTTGGAACAAAAGTCCTTATACCGGGTGTTCCACTGTTTCACCTTTCCAGCGGCCTCCGCAGCATCCTGGCTGCCTGCCGTCATGGCATTCTTCTCACGTTTCCACCTACGGATCGTACGCTCCATTTTACGTTGCGTCTGCTCTGCTTCATACAGGCTCATGCTTTTTCCGTTATATTCCACCGCATCCGGCTTCTCATATTCTGCAAGTTCGTCTTTGCTATAGGTGCTGTTCATTTCTTCCGACCATGGGAAGAAGCTATGACGGCAGTTCCAGCCTCCTAAGCCTTCTCCAGTACCATATCCGGTTGCGGTTGACAGTATTACATACCCTTTTGTCTTGCCTGTTAGGCTATACACTTTGCCTTGCCACGCTGCATGCTCGGGTCTTGCGCCTGCATGCGCCGTAACCTCGACCAGGTCACAGCCTATCTCATGCGCAAACTGTACTTGCGTTTTTAGGGACGTTTGATTTACCCCTGTCCTGATAGCACGTGTGGTGGCAACGTCCAAGCTATCCGTATGGCCTGTAGGATATGTGATTGACTGCACACCAGATCGGCATAGCGTCTTGATAGCCTGCCGTGTCGCTGCTCCTGAATCCATAGCACCAGTGCTGACCTGCAACCATGCTAGATCAAGAGCGTTCTCAAACTGCTTTGTAGCCGTGTTCGCCGTGGTCTGGGTCAGGTTCTTAAACTCATTTTTTGTTTGCTTTAATCCGGAATAGATGATTGTTTTCAGCTCTGGACTAAGCGATTTTGGTACTTGCATTCCGGCACGTTTGTACACCGCGCCGTCTTTACTAATCGTTGTTTCTACGCCGGATTTCATGATGGACTCGATCTCTTGTTCTGTCAGGCGCGTGCGCTTTGCCAGCTCTTTTATGATCTGGTCATGGGTCGCTCCCATCATGGCAAGCTTTTCTTCCTGATATTGTGCAGCAGGAAGAAAAAAATTGTAGGTGCTAATACGTCTAGCCATATCGTCTAGGATGGAGCTTTCCGCAGCAGCATAGAGGACAATAATGCCGTCCGCACAACCGGATAACCATTGAGGGGTAAGCATTGTTACTCACCACCAAATAGGCCAGGCGTGGACTCTGTTTCGCCCTGCGCCTCTGCAACGAGCGCCTTTGCCTCATCCTCTGCAAGGTTGTACCATTTAGCCGCATATTTCCATTTTGGCAATATGCCATCACGCACCTCTTGTGACATAATGGTTCGCAGCGTTTCCGAATCCGTAAAATATCCATCATCAAACGTTACTGTAATCTCTGCATCTGGATTGACGGGAGCGCCAAGGATCGTTTTACCAGCCCATAAGACAGCCCGCACAATGCCCGCAACCGCTTCCTGAAAGAAAATTTCGTGCTTCCGGGCGTTCTGCTTCATGTCCTGCCGATCACCGCTATACTGTGTTGCCGTTGTAATACTGGCCCCGTCAAACTGGTAATGATGCGTGCCTAATCCGCACTTAAACGATAAGTAGTTTAGCGCATTTTGCACTGCATCTACATTCTCTGCCACCCGCAAAGAGGGGTTGTATTCCGTAATGGGGTTCTTTTCGTTTATGTCATCCTCGTCCCCAAGTTTTAAAAATAGCTGCTGCATGATGTCGTCTGGGGTAACCTTGACCATATTCCCGTTTATATCTGGTATGTCTTTGATAAGCGATTGTTTATAAAAGATCTTTTTCCCACCCAGCTCAATGTCCTTGACCAAATTGTTAAATGCCTTGTCTACGGCCTTAACCTGATCCAGCGCTTCCGCAAATACCGCCATTCCCATTCCGGTCCCACGCGGAATATTTTTTACGATATTCGGTTGAAGGATGGAAAACCATGGGACGTTGCTGTTTGTATAGATATTCCGCAGCACACCGGGCGGCAGCTTGGCGGCCTCATAGGATGCCGTATCTTCATTGGCATCGCGGCTGGTAAAATACTCGTTTGTGATTTTGTACCCACCGCTTTTTAGTTGGTGCGTTTGCAAGTAGATGCAGGATTGACCGTTTACCAAAATCTCTGATACAAAAGCAACCTCTACAATTTTTTTGTGCCTAATCGTAATCGGGATAATGCATTCCGCTGGGAGATAATCAATCGTAATGGCCGCATTCGGCGTTCGGACAAAATTTCCAACAGCATCCAATTTCGCGTTTTCCAGCATCATCACAAAAGCTCCTGTGCCGGAACGGAATGTCAGTTCCACTAGCTCGTTTGCTTTCTGCCAGAACCCAAGCTTCCCTAGCAAACCGTTGTCCTCATTATCACCGATCAACCATTTTTGCGAAGCATCGTCGTTGACGGTAATGCTGGTACGTTCGTTCATAAGCAGGGATGCCCAATCCTCGCAGATTTTTTTCGGCATCCGCATAGAGTACAATTGCCTCTTATGTTCTCCTGTTCCATCCACTGTTTTCAGCATATGGAACGGCTTGTAATACCCGCGCCACCAATCTTTCCACATGGAAATATCTGCGTAATAGCTCGCGTCAATCTTCCAGCCTTTTTCTTTGTTCAAATATTTAATAAATTTTGCAATGTCCATTAAACTGCTCCCATACGTAGGTACCGTTTATAATCTCGTTCCAATGTGTACTCCAGCGCGTCCAGGCTGTCCACGTCAGTCGTACCGTCGTCTAAACGTTTATCCTCTTCAACATGCTTTGGGTTCCACAGTGCAGCCGCTAATGCGTCTCTTGCGCTAGCCGCCTGTGGCAAATACCAAAAACGTCCACTGCCCATCAATGCGGACACCAGACGAATTCTAATATCTACGATTTCCAGCTTAGCAGCCAGCTTAATCCGATCTGCCAACCACGGCATACTAGACCGACGGCAACTTGTTTTCATCCCACGAATCAAAACAGATTCGGCGTTATCGCAATAAACCGCATCAATACGATGCCATTTCGCAAATATCCCCTCACAGAATGACACAAACTCACGATTAAGAGCTTGCGGTGTATCTGGTTCAAAGCGTTTACTTTGCAGTATCGCTGCCCCTGAATATCCTGGCAACACTCCGGTCGCAACAATAGCATGTTTTGATTCATTACCACCAAAATCTACGCCAATATTGATCCGGAATGGCCGCAGCTCCTTTCCATCTGGCCATAGGAAGCGCTGATCCCCACCAGGCGCAATGCTGGCCACAAATTCCTTGTAAATGCTGCCCTCTGCCGCTACCCATAGGCCCAATATGTAGCGCTGATAGAACACACCAGCGTACAAATTCTCATATCGCTTACGGACCTTATCATTTAGGGCATGGTTGTCTGCCATCGTAAAATGCAGATGCAGCATATTGCGGTCTTCGGCTTTCTGCACCCACTCGGTGTTAAACCAATGTCCCGGATTTTCGGGGTTGCAGTTAAACCAAAAACGGGACCCATCCACACTGCAACGAGCCATAGCCTGTTCCACAAAGGACCGGGGCATCAACGCTACCTCGTCAAAGAGCACTCCAGCCAACGTCATGCCCTGAATCAGTGTGTAACTACTCTCGTCCTTACCGCCGAACATATGGAACGTGTTCGCGTGTCCAAAGGCAAACACCTGCAATGTGTTATCGCTACGCCTCTCCTGTACTTCACAAATCCCCGCCAACCATTGTGGAAGGAGGCTCGTTACATTGCGCCGTAAGGCCTCTATTGTTTTGCCACATAACGCAAACTTGTACCCGTCAAACGTCCGCATGGCCCATAGAATAAAGCCAACAGACATAGCCAGCGTTTTTCCAGACCGGATAGACCCATCACAGATAATTCCGTCATAGTCTTTAAGTTTTCTGTTCATCCACCAAAGCAGCGTTGTTGTCTGCTTCCGACCGAACTTCGTGTAATTCATTGACCGATTCCTCTAATTTCGCAAATAGGTCATTTTCGGTTGCACTGGCATGTTTTGGCTCCGGCTTATCCCGATAGCGTTCTGGCATTCGATTCTTGAGCCAATAGATAATGGCTGTTACATCCGGGGACACATGCTTTTTTGTGATCGTCTTCTCAATCCCGTCTCCCGACTGCTTTATACGCTTCTCTTCATACTCATAGCCAAGCGCCCTTTTCAAAAGAGCGTTTTCCACCTCTCTGTCAACAACTTCCTTGCCCTTTTTTAGGGCCTGCGAAATCTGCGAATGCTTTTCCTTCCAATCGTATAATGTTCGTACTCCACAACCACAATTATGAGCTATTTGTTCGTCCGTCAGGCCATCCCTGGCCCAACCCTCAAGTAGGATAAGCCCATCCGGTTCCAGCCACCGTTGATACTTTCCCTTTGCCACAATGGACTCACCACCTTCTTCTGTCTATAAAAATAACGCAACCGCAAAATAATTGCAGTTTACGCAAACTTTT